ACCTCCATAGCTAAATATAAAAAACCGTTTTGTTTAATTATATCTAAACCTTTAGATATTATATTAATTTGGTAATCTCTAAACTTCATCATGTTGAGGGAATAATATCCATCTTCCGCCTAAATCCCTTCCTTGTTGAGCGTGTTGATTATATTTAAATAGACTATAGGTGTTAAGCCAGTTTTGAAAAACAACTCTTGAAACAGTAAATTTAGACTTAGGAGCAAAATCTGGATTTTCTTCTACAAAATCATTATATAAATCAGTTTTATATATACGATTATTAGGTCTAAGCTTAGTGTTTTCAATAGAGTTTTTTAGTAGACCGCACCATTCAACAAATTCATGACAAGTTTCAGCAGAAAATTTTCTAATTTTTAAATTAACGAAATCACTCTTTAATAAACCTGTTTCTAAATAACCTTGCAGACAATTAATCATATAATTATCAAACTGGCACCATTCTTCATCGTCCCAATCACCAAACATTAATCTACCAAACTCAACCAGTGGTGTAAAATCTTTAGTATAATGCTGTGACAGTTCTAACTCCCACTTTCTTCTTTCAAAACTTGTACCTTTACCTTTAATCGCATAGTTTGTAGTAATAGCAACCTTCGGGGATTTTGAAAATGGTATTTTAATTGCATCTTGATTTTTCTTTTCCAAAGTTAAACCTTCTGTAACCACACTAAATAATCTTTCAAAATCAAAAGCTTTTTTTACATCATCAAAACATAATATCTGTGTATCAGCAGATACTAATTGATAAGCAAACGACCTTTCAAATGTAAAAGATTTACCGTCAATAACTACTAACTTTTTCATTTTAGCCAACCCATTCATAAATAAACCCTTACCAGTACCACCTTCTGGATTGTCTGATATAACCTCATCATTTAGTATTGTAGCTGGACAATAAGATAAGTTTTTATATCCATGCATCAGAAAACCTATAGTGCTTTCCATAGATCTAATTCTACTATCATCATCACCACAAATATTATTTATAAAAGTTTTGTAATCACAATTTTGAACATGACATAAAGTAAACTCCCTATCTATAACGTGGTCTTTCCAGACGTAACCACCTAAATCTAAATAGTCAATTAAGTTAATTTCATTTTGTGTAATCTTTACTGCACAATTTAAAAAGTAAAGATATGCGGTATCTTTTGTATCCTCTATAAAGAACACGTCAATAGAAGATAGTAACGTCAAAAAATCTTCTCTAAAGTACCTGGTGTTTTCAGCAAAATAATTATAAACACTTATATCATCTAAGTCAAGCAAATGATTTAAAACAAAATCTTTTATTTCTTTTTCAGACGTATGATCTATAAGATTGTTTATTACCCTTACAAAGACAAAATTCTTACTACCTGTTGGATTAAATTTATAAAACCCGCTATCTTCTAAAAAATTTTTATAATAGATAGGTATAATTTTAACATTACCTTTTTTGCTCTTAGTCCAGAATTTGTTTTCTGTTTGCTCTTCTTGTAACCTAACAATAACTTGTTCTAAGTTTTCATCTGATATTTTATCATTTTTTATATGACATTTAATATCGTGTTTGTCTACTCCCTTTCTTAATTGTTGTTTTATTACATTAACCTTGTCTTCGTCTTCATAATATTTTGTGCCAAAATTATGGGTGTTTGCATAAGCTGAACTTATTGTTCTTAAAATTTCTGCTCTACTAAAATCTTTAGATTCAAAATTACTCATAACCATTATGGCTAAATTTTTATCTATACCAAAGTCGTTAAAGGCAGCAGCTAAAACATACACATTATTGTTTCTTTCCCCGCTTACTAACCCATATTTTTTATCCCACCACTTTACAAGAATATCAACTATTTTATTCTCATCTGTTAATGGTATAGTAGGTTTGTCCTGGAGCTTAATTTTTTCAACATATTCTTTTTCCTCTACTTTATCCCAGACCTTAGAGTTTTTAGATATATATATTAATGGATCATAAGATTCATAACATACTCTTGATACATTTTTTGATGTTGTATCAAAATAAGGAGAGTTTATATGTTTTTGTAATGAATTAAAATAATTCTTGTGATTATCTACATTAGGTGGTATTTTAACCAAAGCTTTTAACCCCTTTCCGCTTGGCGAAATAAATACAGAATAGATAAATTTATTTTTAGATAGTCTTTCTTTTTCTTGCAACATTTCTTTGTTAAGCTTGTACCCGTCAAAATCTAAACAGATTAAACCGCTATGCTCAATTAAAGAACTATCATTTCTTTTATTAAACTTACCACTAAAACATATTGCTGGTAGTCTTTTTTTTAAATTATTTCTTTCTTCTTTATCCTTAGTCTTTCTTATTTCTTTTACTAACTCTTTTGATGACCCGTCTTCAATACGCTTTAGCACTACACTAACATCTCTGTAAAAAGGTTGAGACGTATCTTTTATATCTTTAAATATTGTTACTTGCATTAAATTAAATTGGTTTAAAAAAAGGGGGCGTTAACCCCCTCTTATTGTTTTAGAAAGGTAAATCTGGATCACCAGCAGAAGCTTTAACTTCTTCTTTCTTTGGCTCTGGTTTCCATGTGTCTACAGCTACATAATGAGTCTTTCCATACTCATCAGCTTGTTTTTTCTTTTGTACGTTAAGTTTAATGTATTTTTTACCACTATACTCAAAAACGTGCTCAGAAGGTAAATCAGACAGACATAAGCTGCAAGAAACTAAGTTTCCGTCAAACTTTTCTGTACCACTACCTACATAAATTTTGTCTTCCATTTTAATGTATTTTAATTTGATGTTCCAAAATTTCTAAAACGTCAGCCATAAGCTTTTGCTTATGTTGTTCGCTCTCCATAGTAGTTGGAACTTCTACTATAAATATCTCTCGTTTCCAAGACAGCTTAGAAAGATAATGTTTTATTACCTTAAAAGTTATCTTTAAAACATAAAAGATTTTTCTGTGCCATATAATATGTCTATAATGTTTCATAATGTATATGTTGTTTAATATCCCATTTAGCTTTTTTACTAAAAAATTTATTGTATATATTAACTGCGTATTCTACTTTATTCTCTCCGCTACTTAAAAATTCATCAGAAGGAACAAATATCCCAACGCGTAAAGATGATTTATCTATCACATAAAAATGTAAAGGTTTATTAAATATTTGTTGATATATATATGCCTGGCTATCATAATTATAACGATATGCACTTGACCTAAACTTATTAATATCTGATGTTGTTTTTAGATCTATGATTTTATCTTCACAAATAATATCTGCTTTGCCCTTCCAGTCTAATCCCATTATTTCTTTTACTCCAGGAACTTCGTATTTATTTGTGTGGTTGTATATCTCCAATGCTAAATCTATATTTTCTTTCAGAGTTAGAATTGCTTTGTCTATTTCTTCTTTTTCTTTGTGTAGTAAAAGCATTTTACCATGCTCTGCTGCCAGCTCTTTATATGCTTTAGAGTTTCTACTTGAAGCGTCTGAAATAATAAAATCAGATAGCTTTTCTGGCTCTAATATTGCTGTGTGAAAATACCTACCTTCCAACATTGCTTTGGTTTCTTCTTTAGCTAATCTAAAATTTAATGGATCATTAAGAAGGGTATATATGTCTGAATTAGATAACCACTGCTGACCAAACTGACCATAATAAAGCGTATCGTCTTTAAGTTTTTCTAATATATCCATAACTATATATGTTTAGAAATTTCTTTCTTTACTATAGCTTTTATATTGTATTTACTTTCCAGATTTTTTACTATGCTTGGTAGCCCTAATGATTTATTAGCAACTACATAGCTTAACACTTTCTTCCAGTTTTCATCACCTATTTCTAATTTAACTTTAGTCTTTACATTATTTTTAGGTTTCTGATTTGAAATAGCGTTTACAACTTCATCAGCAGAAGCTACTGAATTATCAAGTCCTATACCAAAATTACCTAATGCTCTACCCCACGCAGATGTTTCACAATTCTCAACGTAAGATGTTTTGTTGATGTATGATGATCCTTTGTATTCTTCTGCAATTCCAGAAGCTATTAATCTTCCAGTCTCATCTTTTATCTCTGCCTTTATCATTATACTTTCAGATGTTTTTTCCAGAACATTACTGTCTAATGTATAAGCACTCCATACTTCTCTAAAGTATTTAAGTCTGGTATGTACCTCTACATAATCTTTTCCCTTAATATTAATTGTTTTTAATTTTTCCATTTTCGTTATATTTAATTAGTTTTTGTGTGTATAAAGAATATTGGTTCATAACAAATTCCCGTTTAGATTTTAAATTCTTTATAAATTTATCATTCTTTCTGCTGTTAACTTCTCTTTTCATCATGTTCTCAATTAACTTGAGTTTTCTTTTATTATTATTAATATTTAAAATAGTACAACCTTTTACCCAGCCATACTCAAAAAAAATATCATATTCTTCCTGAGATATTTCCTGAAAGTAATCTCCGTTTTTTGAACAGTTTAATATTTCAGTTTTACTGGGAAATACTTGTATTTTAAATCCCCTATCAATAATACTTTCTCCGTATTGTCTTGTAATACGAATGGGCTCATGCTGTATTGCTTGATTATATAGATCAGTCAAGCTATACATTATTAGCTATTGTTTTTTAGTTCGTGGTTTTTAGAAATTGTATCAACAACAAACTTATAGTCTGGATCACTATCAATATATTCTTTAGCTTTAGTGTACCCATGCATTATAGTATGATATTGTACTGGAAGACCGTTCTCCTCCATAAATCTTTTTATATAAGAAAGTCTTATTGGTCTTTCTTTTGCCAGAAAGTAAAGCATTTGTCTTGCTTCTACTATTTCTCTTTTTCTACTTTTAGAAAACATTTCCCCTAAAGTAAGGTGAAATTTTTCTGCTATTGCATCTGCATACGCGTCAAATATATCTTTTTTCATATTTATTTTTTTATTTTATTTTGTAAATCATTTATTCTTCCTAAAGTTTTTATAGCTTTTTCATAACTCATACCATTTTTCATTAAGTTATCTATTTGCAATTGTGTAATCTCCATTTGCAAATGATGAATTGCTTTTTCAATATCTTGTATATGTTTTGCTATATCACTCATTCCTTCTTCTTTTTTCTTTCCACAACGCATTAAATAAGTCAGTGCGTTACCTACATTATAAGAAGCAGAAAAGCCGTATACAACTTCTGAAGCGTGGTAATTATTTTTTCCTATATAATAATCTGGAGTTTTTCTTATTTCTTTCATATCTATTTATAAATTCTTCTGTTAGTGTTTTATTTAATTTATACTTACTCATATCATTTTTTATGATAACTCTTTCTGGTATAGGTAAAGGATACCTACAAGCTTCTACAAATCTACCTTTAATTTCTATTAAAGTAGTTTCTTTAAAGTAATTATTTAGATCTATAGATTCTAATCTATTTATCTTATTATAGTTTCTAAGATGTTGTTCTTCTTTTAGTTTGTTCACTAAGTATTGTGACAGTCTTTTCATTTTATTTAATTAAATTTTTAGAGGGAAGATAACAGTATTAACTTGTTTTGGCAAAATCGCCTTTATATCTTCCCCCCTAAATACAACAAGTAAAAACATTTAATATATGGGCAGTACCCTTTATTATTATTGGGATTATTCCCTACTTGTTATTTTTTATAGTTGTTAATTATGATTTGTTTTAGTATATCTTGATTTAACTTTTGCAGCCATTGAATAAATCTTATATTAGGTTTATCCTTTAATTTTTCTTTTAAAATTAATTCGTGTATTTCTTTCATAAACCTAAATCTCTTCGTTCGTCTTCTCTTGCCTCTGCTAAATCATAAAGCTTTAATTCTCTATAGTCGTAATCATTCTGAACTTCACAATAGTCTCCACAAGCAATACAAACATCTTTTAAATCTCCATGCTCGTTTTCTATCTCTTCAAACTCATCACCACAACATCTGCTTACAAGATATACCTCCATTACCAGTTAAAATTTATAGGGGTTTCTTTTACTTGAGCTCTTTGTTTTTTAATTTTCTTTTCTAAATTTTTAGATCTCAAGTTATTATATTCTTTTACAATATATTCTGTCCAGTCATTATAATCTAATGCTCTGAACTTATATCTGTTGAAATATTTTTTATACTCTTTATCCATTTTTTACTTTACTTTAGTTAATACAGATTTAGTTTTTTTATTTGCAAGAAAATTGTAACGGTTTAATATTAATTGTTCTTCTAAATTATTAATATTACTCCAGAAATCTTTTTTTCCAAATAATCTTTTTTTTAAAACTTGGTATTCCCGTTCCTCGTTTTTTGTTAGTTTACTCATAATTAGTTAATTTAAGTGACAATAATAGTAAATAAAACTTAAATAAAAAAATATTATAATAAAATAATATCTTCAAAATTAATTTTACAAATCACTAAAGAACTTTCATTGTTTGTTGTACCTCCAATAATATTAACGTCTTTAATCTCTCCAGTATCAAAATCAAAATCATTATAATCTAACAATTCATCAGAAAAGAAAGCACTTTCATAACTACTTAGCCAGTCAAACTCGTTACAATACTGTATATCCGTTCCTTCTATTTCATTGTATAAAATACGCAAGTTATCTATTTCATCTAATACTTTATAATAAACTGTTCTGGATACTAAATTTGGTTTTAAAATATCTGTTTCCAGTATGACTGCATAATTGTCTATTTCATTTTTAATTTCAAAGAACTTATAAAAAAAAGTTGTTGTCCCATCATAAACTTCTATATTATTTTCTCTTTTTGTATATGCATAAGAGTATGGAAGAGTATCTAACCTTGTTCCAATATGCTCATAATATGACCTAAAGTTGTCAGATGATATCTCCCAGTAATTCTTGTCTTTTATATACTTATTATACATATAAGACATTACTGTTTCTTTATTTTTTGATTTAACTAATTGAAGGACAGAATGGTTTCCCATTGTATCGTAAGCTGTTACTAAGAATTTTTTCATTTTATTACAAATTTAAGAATTTAATCTATTAGCTCAATAAATTCTATTTCATCAATATAATCCTCTTCTCCTTGATAGTTTTCTATTAGATAAGTAGGTATTTCACATTGATTATCTAATAAATCTTGAATAGTTATATCTATTTTACCATCTTCTTCTAAATATTCTATCCATGTTTTAGCCCAGTAATACAAATCATCTTTGTCGCTAAATATATATTGTATAAATTTTGATTTTTTTATATTGTATCTCATATTCTTGAATTTTTATGTTTAAAATGGTAAAATTACTATATCATAGAGTTCTCCAGTTGGGCTATCATGGTGGTATATTTTAGCTTCATAATGTTCTGGAGATACTTTCTTTATTTTAAATATTAAGTCACAGTCTGGTACTATTTCTCTATATATATCAAAGGCATTATTTAGATCAAAGATTTTATGTCCAGTTCTGTTTCTCCAGCCCATGTTATACCCATAAACTTCTACTCTTGCTTTACCTTCATATTTACCAAATTCTTCTTGTATATCGTCTTTAAAATATTCAAAATGATATTGAGGTAAATATTGGTCGTATAAAAAATGGTCTTCTATTTCTGCGTCTGTAACTTCTGAAGGGTCTCTATCTTCGTCCATTATTATACTCACCAGATACTCTTGTTTATCGTTTGTGAAAAACTCTATTTCTTGGTGTATATACTCATTGACATCATAGTAAGTATTCCAATGGCTACTTACTTCATTAATTACTAAGGGGTCTTTATTCGGCATAATCTTGATTTATTTTATTAATAACTTTGTTTATATATTCTCTAATTTTCTTTTTGTCTTTTAATGTACTTTCGTTTTTTCTAAATTCATGATTTATCATTCTGTCCAATTCTTTATCTGTAATCTCTAAATAATAATCCAGAATTTCTTCTCTATCTTCTTCCTTTATAAAATCATCAAATAATTTCATCATGTGGTCGTACATATCATCTCCATCATAATCTTCCATATGAATTATACTAAATAATCCATCATCAATGTTTTCTTTCATATCATCATGCCAGAAATCCGATAGCTTATACATTCCTTCTCTGTAAGAATAATCTTTTTCATAACAATACAGCTCTCCTTTATTCCATATAAATTTTGTCTCTCCCATAAAGTCACAGCCGCTTTCTTCGTAAAACATTTCTGCTCCTACTTTAAACTTATTGCATATCTCTCTTATTAATTTAACTGGAGGTGACCATGCGCTATCTCCAGATATATTAAGCGTACATTCATCATTTTTATTAAAGTTCTTACTATCTAAATCAGTTTCAAAATCCCACCAGCGCGTTCCATATTCATAGTAATCTCTTTCTTTATCCTCTGGGTTAAATTTTTTGTCCAGAATATAATCTCCAAACTCAACAAAATAATTTGTTTTTTCATAGTAATTAAATTTGTCTTGTAATTTTTTAAGTGTTTTTTCTTTTCCGAAAATTTGTACACTGTTATAACAATAGTTGGCCATATTTATAAATTTTTAATGTAAGTATTGATTAATTTTTTTGCTGTCATCTGCTTGATATCTTCCTTTGCTATTTCTTTATACATATTATCCAAATCATCATCTGATATATTTACAAAGTCATTGTAATAATTTTGAAATACATTTAATATAAGAAGTAAATAATTTTTAGTTAATACAGTGTTTTTATTATTTACATAATTATTGTAATGAGAATTATGTTCTGCATAAAACTTTATCATCTTAAATATTACTTCTTCTGTTAGTTCATCAAGTTCTTTTGAGCTGTATTCTTCTGTGCTATATATTTCTACAAGCTCTCTGACGTTTGAGTAAAACCCATCTGTCCATCTGTCCATTACTTCTGCTACCAGTTCTTTTTTATTCATATTTATTATTTAATTGATTAATAACTTTGGTAAAATTAAGTAATTAAATTGATATAACAAAATAATTATTTATTAATAACTTTAACTTGCGGTACTTCAGCTCTCCAATTTGGATACGTTTCCTCGTCTGTAAGGCATTTAAATTCTATTCTGATATCTTCATACCCTTTATTGTATGCGTTTAAAATAATAGCGTCTTCGTGTATTCTGTCTGTATGGTCTTTGATATGGTAAAGCTGCCATATCATTCCATTTGGCTGTGTGCGGATTATTATTGAATATGGAAATTGTATTGGTTTTTGGCCAGTATAAATACAATGTTCTTTTCTAAAATCTAAGTGGGTTTTGTAGCTCGTATAATCTTTCATAATAAAAAAATTTAAATTAATAATTGAGCAAATTTAGATTTAAACTGTGCAAAGTAATTGCATAAAAAAAAGTCCAGATTTTGAAAAATGGACTTTTAGATCTAAAGACGTGTTTTTTGGGTATTATCTGGGTAACACTATGGCTTCAAGTAAGATTTTTTCTGCACATTCTGGACCTTCAAAATATAATTCTGTGTCTTCATGTTGGTAAATTTCGTATCCATTTTCTTGAATATCTTGTTCTGCTTTGGATACATATTCTTTAAAGAATTTTTTTGCTTCGTCTTCTGATTTAAAATATCGGCTATCAATATAATCCAATAAACCTTGATAGTGATGTACTGCGTATATAAACTCTATTTTTGTTTGATACGCTTTTCTAATTATAGCTTCGTGTTGTAACTCCATTATTATTATTTTAGTTAATATTTGGTCTTCTACTGCGAAAAGCCGACCAGTTGGTCAGCTAATCACAGAAACAAACACAAATATTAGCGGTATAAATCTTTAATTTCAAACACTTCGGTTGTACCGAATTTTGCTTTTACTCTTTCAAGTTGTTCTTGTGCGTGTGTGTATTGTTCCCAATGGAAAGGCAATACTTGATAATCTTTTTTATCGTCAAGCAAGTAATTCTGGAGAATTATTTTTTCTTGCTGTTTTACAATTTTGGACCATAAATTTATATTATATTCCAGTTGTTCTAATTCGTTTTTTATATGCATAATTTTTATTATTTATGAAAGTTTATATTTATTTCTTTTTCAATTAATCTCATCAAATGACCCGCGATAAATAGAAAATAATTTTCTACTATTTGGTCTTTCTTTTTTTCTGGAAATTTACCTTCAACAAGGCGTTCAGCTTGTTTAATCATTTGGTCGGGATATGCTTCACAAAAATTAAAAGCTAATCCGCTCAAATAATCTGCAAGGCGTTCTTGTGTGTTTGGGTATCTTTTAAGGTTGTATGGATAGTTGATTTGTCTTTCTATGGTCTCGGCTAAATAGTGCAGCTTTTCGCTGTCGCTGAGGTGGTCCACATCTTCGTTAATATCCGCAAGTATTTCATTTCTGAAATTTAACTTGAATTTATTGCTGTTTGTTTTTAACATTTTAGTAAATTTAATTAGTATTATTTTTAGTAATAGACGCGGCATAAAGCCGCGTTTCGCTGTTCTCAGCTCGTCAGTATTACGCTATTTGAAACTCGCGGACGCTCTTTCTCTTGCCGCAAGGGGATACGCTTACAAGCTCAGTAATAAAGCCGCTGCGGTCCTTATATACGATTTCTTGACCTCCTAAGTTTTCAAACCATGCAATGGTTTCATCTGAGGTAATACGTTCGTATGTTTTAAGGTCTATTTGTTCCTCTTCCATTTTTTCCATCTGCCATTGTGGAAGTGGTCGGTAGTCCTCGTTGAGGTGGTAAGTTGCATAAGTGAGGTTAATCTTCATAATATAAAAATTTGTGAGCGGGGGAATTTTCCCCGCTCTGGTTAGTAAATTGATTAATAATTAACAAGTGATTTCATGAATTTCCAGTCCGACAATCTCCAGTCAAACAATAGATTATTGGCCACCATTCGGACCGCTTCAAAGCTCATATCTGGCTTCTTATCCTTGATACAGTCCAGAAGGATTTCATAATATACATTTGACACATTCCACTCCGCTTCATCTTTCATCATAGATAATGAAGTTTTAAAGCCCGTTTTCGGTTGGTCTTTGTAGGTTAATTTAATTCGTTCAAGTTCGTTAAAAACTTTTGTTTGATACAATAGAACAAAATCAGAAACAGACCCGCAAACGTAATTTTTTCGCTGCTTATCTGTAATGGTGATAATAGGTTTTTTTATCATGTTTATTTATTTAATTAATATTTGTAATGCAATTATACAAAATAATATTAATATAAATGCAAGAAAAGTATAATAATTTTATAAAAATAAGCTCATGTTAATAAATAAATTAATATTGTTAATAACTATTTAATAATCAATAAATTACACTGACTTTGTCGGTCGGTTTTGTTTGTGTTCGGTCGTGTTCGCTCTGGGGTAAAGGGGAAGCTCCGAACGTGTGCAGCTCCCCAGACGGGGGAAGGAGGACGGGAAAGGACGGGACGCGGTCCAGCATATGGAGACCAAACAAGGCCACCAGCAGCCACCACCAGACGACCAGCAGCAGACCAACGACAGGCCAACGGGTCAAAAGTAAAAGCCAAAACAACCAGCCAAAAAAAAACAAATCACAACCCCCCACCCCAAAAAAAAAGCGTTTTTCTGACGGCACGTGTGCGCGCATAACGTAGTAGTACCCTCAACCCCTAATTATCTAACAAAAATTTATTATCTTTACAAAAAAAAGAAATCATGGCATACGAAAAAAGAATATCACCAGGCAGTAATATTTCTGATATGGTAGACGGTCTATATGTAAAGGACGGTCGTTTAATAAATGCAAGACCTGACGGTATGAGTGGAATACAACAAGCGTCTATGTATAGATCACAAATGAAAAAACAATACAAGATAGATTGTATAGCAGACGGTATTGAAAGAGCAAAGATGAGAATGGACGGTGATAAAAATATTTACGAACTATAAGACTTCCCCGTTGTTTTAGTTAGTGAAAGTAGGGCGATCAAAAAGATTGTCCTATTTTTTTTACTATATGTCGCGTTTATGTCGCGTTTATGTCGCGTTTATGTCGCTTCTAAAACTTTAGGTAACTTGACTTAACTTATTAATTTACAATATATTATATAAAAACTATGTTATTATGTCGTACTTAATTAGTAAAAAGTAAATAAAAAAATATATATTATATAAATAAAAAAATATATAAAGAGCCATAGAAATTCAAGATAAACTGGAATTACGACATACGCTTCATTATATTTATTTTGTTATATTTGCCATAATATAATTAAATTAAATTCAAATGACTTACATTCCAAAGACCTTGAGTTTTGATGATGAAGGTAGATCAAAATTAATCACAGGCATAACATCAATATCTAAAACAGTAAAGAGTACATTAGGGCCATTAGGTAAAACAGTATTGTTAGAATCTCCTGAGCATACATCAGGTATGACAATAACTAAAGATGGGGTTACAGTAGCTCGTTCTATATTTCTAAATGATCCTATTGAAAACCTTGCTGTTCAAATGATGAAGGGTGCAGCAGATAGAACTGCTAATTCAGCTGGTGATGGTACAACAACTGCTATAGTATTGACAGAAGCAATTGTCATGGCAGGTCAAGAGTTTATTAAACCTGAGCATAATACCACAGAGATTATTAGACATATAAATAAATTAACTCAAGATGTTATAAGTGGAGTAAAAAAGAAATCAAGAAAGATTACTAAAGATCGTTTATTAGATGTTGCTTGTATTTCAGCAAACAATGACAAGTCTATTGGTAATATAATAGCTGATGCTTATGACAAGGTTGGTATAAATGGAATAGTGACTGTTGAAAGATCTAAAAGTTCTTCAACATATGCAGAGGTTACAAACGGATTAAAAATAGAAAGGGGTTATTCGTCAAACTTATTTATTAATAATCAAAAGAAAGACGAGTGTATACTTGAAGATGTTAAGATTTTAGTATGTGATGCTTCTATAGAAAGTATATTGCAAATAGAAAATGTTTTAAAGCCAGTAATAAATAACGGTGACAAGTTATTAATTATAGCTCCATGTTCAACTAACGTGATTAATACGTTAGCAGCTAACGTAGTTCGTAATGGATTAAAGTTTTGCAATATAGCCCCACCATCATTTGGATACAAAACCCATGAACTAATGCAAGATATAGCATTAGCAGTAGGAGCTAAATACTTTAGTGAAAAAACTGGAGACGACTTAAGTCTTATTATGCCAAAAGATTTAGGTTATGCAGATAAAATAATTTGTAACAATGAAAGTACCATTGTTATTAAAGAAGATAATAATACTGAAGAACTACAAATTAGAATAGAAGAATTAAAAGAAGCCAGAGATTCAGTAGAAAAAAATGTAGACAGAAAGTTTATCAATGAAAGAATAGCAAGTTTAGCTGGATCTATTGGCTGTATATATGTTGGAGGTAATAGTGATATAGAGCAAAAAGAAAAGTATGATAGAGTAGATGACTCTGTATGTGCAGTTAGATCAGCATTAGAAGAAGGTATAGTTGCTGGTGGAGGTATCTCATTATTTCGCGCATCTTTACTTTTAGACAAACACAAAAGTAAAGATGAAAATGCTGAGGTAGCTTCATTAATTTTAAAGACAGCATTAAGGGCACCTATTAAACAAATCATAGATAATGGAGGAAAGGATTTTGATAAAATAATTAATCATATATTTGATAAACCATACAATACGGGTTATGATTTAAAGAATGATTGTTTTGGTGATATGTTTAAGATGGGTGTAATAGATCCATTAAAAGTAACAAAGAACGCATTAATAAATGCAGTTAGTGTTGCAACAACAATATTAAGCACTAATGCTATTGTAACTAACGTAAGAGTAGAATAATATGATTAGGCTGTTATTGTGGTTATTTAGGGTAAGGGATATTAATAAAATAGAATCAAATTTAAAAAAATATGAAAGTAAACAGCAGAACACAGCAGTTTAGCAAAAACAGCCTACTTAGAGGTGTAGATAAAGATGGGAATGAATGGTTAGATCAGGATTTATACATAGATTTATATGCAGATAAATTAGCTGCTGATCTTTTTGAAGAACAAATGATAACTGTAAGAGAGGCTTATTCTTTGGGGAAAGCTTTTAAAAGGTTTTTACACGACCAATTAAATGATAAGCTAAAAAGATAATATGATAGCAATAGGAAAGAATGTTATAATACAACCAATAGAAGAAGAGTTAAAAACACAGTCTGGGCTTTTACTAACTGCGGCTGATGTAGGAGAGTTTAGATATAAAAAAGGTAAAGTAATAAAACAAGGAACAGATGTTCAAGCGATCAAAGCAAACGACATTATCTATTATGACAAGTCTGCTGGCTTCAGCCTTCTTATCAATAATACTTCTTACACTATTATTACTGAGAGAGATATCGTTGTTGTTTTATAAATTCATTAAGTTTCTTTATAGAATTTCTGTAAAGCTTGTCAGTATAAGAAGCATCTTTTCTAAATAAAGGATTTAATTGAGCTGTTTCAGATATTTCTTCCCCATTTAATTTACGATATATTGTTCTGGCTATAGTTTTGCCTTTGTGAGACAATTCATATAATGTAGTATGCTTTCCATATCCTTTTCTCCAAACCTGAATATACTTATCTCTAAGTAAATTATCAAACCTTTTCTCATTCCATGACATAAGCTCTTCAAATTCCTTGAATTTTGTTTTATTAAAGTAGTCTTCACTGTATAAAAAGAGTATCATATCTATATCAGGAGTGCCAATATTGTATTTGGCCTTAACCCAATAGCGAATAACTCTCCAATACTTGAGGTAATCGTGGGAATATTTCATTTAATTTAATTATTATCTTTGTAAAAATACAAAAAATGGAAATAGTAAAAGGATCACAAGAGTATTATGATTATGTTGCTCAGTATATGATTCCAAATGGTGAAGAGCTTTATGAAATCTTTTCTCTTGACGTAGACTTGTTTGTAGATATGGTAGATTCAGATACATCATATACGTTTACAGATGAAGAGGTAGCTTTAAGCATGGAGAAAAACGGAGACACACTAATAATACCATAAATACATGAAATCTCCTATAGATTTTAAAGACTTTGCTGCAAATCCTATAATAGGAGTTCTATTCTTTTGCCTTATTGCTATTGGATATTTATATATTGATAATAAAACTACGTTAACTAATCAAATAAAAGCATTACAAGAAGAAGTAATAACATTAAGAAGTGACTATAAAAAGTTAAATGATAAATTTATAGAAACACTACAAGAAATAAATGAATAGGTTTGTATATATATTATTAATTACAGTATTATCTTGTTCTCAACCAGAAACATTACCAGAACCAGAAGATTTTAATATTATTAACGTAGATAGTTTGGCAGATGTTACAATAAATAAAGTAAATAGTCAAAAAAAACAAAAAATCTTGCTGGAGCAAGATTTATGGAGGAAGAAAAGAGATATTAAAAAAATTGAAAAGAAATATACGGACAGTATATACGAATTAAATAATTTAAAATTAATTACCTCAGACAGTATAGTTGTTGATTATAAGATAGTTGTAACTCAAGTAGTAGACTCTGTAAGAATCGCTGTTTCTGATTCATTATGTAAGGTTTGTTTAGCAAGACAAGAGAAAAAAGAAAATAGTTTAGTAAACAAAGCGTTTAGATGGCTACAAAAAAATATTGAAATTTAATTATCTTTGTTTAATTAAATAAATACAATGGCAAAAAAAGGCAGAACAAAAAGTAAAGGAAATAAAATATGTGCAGCAGGTATTGCGTGGGCTAAAAGAACTTTTGATACTTATCCAAGTGCATATGCTAACATGGCTGCAAGTAAATATTGTAAAGACCCTAACTACGCAAAAAAATCAAAATGATAGATAAGAATAAGTTAAAAAAAATAGCTTCAGAGCTTAAAAAAGCTTCTGCTATGCATAAAGGACAGGCAGCAAGAATTGATAAGATGTTAATGTCCATGAAATCTAAGCCAAAGAAGAAGAAGTAATGGGTGCTTTAAAGAACTGGGTAAAACAAAAATGGGTTCGCATAGGTACAGACGGTAAAATAAAAGGACCATGCGGTACATCAAAAAATAAAAAAAAGCCAGACAGATGTCTGCCTTTAGCTAAAGCTCGTTCTTTGTCAAAAAGACAATTAGCTGCAACAGCAAGGAAAAAAAAGAAGTCAAACAAAACAGTAGTTAGTAATACTAAAGACGCAAAAGTAAGATCATAATGGCAACCAGAGGAAGAACTAAAAAAGGGCAAATAAGAAGGACTACTGGTAAAGGTGGGAACTATAGATCTACAAAGTCAGGAGCAGGAATGACTGAAAAAGGAGTAAAGGCATATAGAAGAGCCAACCCTGGTAGTAAATTAAAAACAGCGGTAACAGAAAAAAACCCTACGGGTAAAAGAGCATCAAGAAGAAAGTCATTCTGTGCAAGAATGAAAGGAATGAAGGGTCCATTAAAAGACAAAAAAGGAAGACCAACAAGAAAAGCTATGGCTTTAAGACGTTGGAGATGCTAATAAATTAATTATTATATTTGCACTATGGGAAAAATGAATAAAAAAGATTACAACAGTATTAATTTCAAAAATAAAGATATTGATAGGTTGTCGGCAGGACAGAAAAAAATAGCTGGTATGACACCGCCATTTAATAAAATTACTGGTAGTGACTTTACAGCACTAAGAAATAAAAGAAATAAAAATAAAAAAGCTTAACTATGCCAACAGTAACTCATAAATGCCCAATGACGGGTAAGAAAATGAAAAGAACTTTTCCATACAATGCAGTAGGAAAAGCACAAGCAGTAGAATATGCCAAAACTATGAATGGTTCTATAAAGAACAATCCTGGTTATGGTATGGAGAAGAAAACTAATTCAGGTTATTAATATTAAAAATAAAAAAAATGAAACAAGGATACAACGATAGATTAGACGAATCTTTAGGAATGAGAAACGGAAAGAAGTCTCAATCAATGAAAGACAGAAGAGATGAGTCAAAAGCTATGTCAAAGAAGATGTATGGTCATGCATATGGTGCAGACAAGTCTATGTCATACAGACATTCTTCAACTTGGAAAACTCACGATCATTTAAAGTAATGGCAGGTCGTACAAAAAAGAAAGGAGCTTTTCCAGAAATAAAAAAAAGTAACCAAGGTAAATTTACATCTTGGGCAAAACGTAATGGTTTTAGTGACGCTTGCAGCGCAGCTAACGCTGTAATGAAAAACACTAAAAAATATTCTGAGCCTGTTGTAAAGATGGCTAATTATGCTAAAAACTTTGGTTGTAAAACAAAAGCGTAATTAACTAAAATTAAATTCAATGGCAAAAAAATCAAAAGGCAAAAGAAAAGACTTGCTTAAAAAAGACCCTAAGCAAAAAGAAAATTTAACTTACGAAAATAAAATTAAGGCAGATAAAACTGTCACAGGTAGAACAGTTGCTCCACCTCCTGAAATTATTGAAGAGTTAAAAAAGACTATTAAGGTTTTAAGCGAAAAAGAAAAAGAAAAAGTGCCTACAAAAACATATACTACAAGCAGGCCAAGGACTGCTTTTAATATGAGAGAAAGGCACGATCAAACAAACTAAAAATATGAAAGAAAAATTAATATCTTTGTATTGTTATTTACAATGCAGCTGGAATGACTTAATGAGATTTTTAACTATGGACGTAGAGTGTTGTCCAAAAGACAAATGTTCATGCAAAATCTAAACAAGTCAAGAGGGCTGGGAGATACTATTGCAAAAGTTACAAAAGCAACAGGGCTTGATAGAGTAGCAAAAACAATGGCAAAAGCAGCAGGTAAATCTGACTGCGGTTGTAATGAAAGAAGAGATACTTTAAATAGAGTATTTCCTTATAATAGATAAAGAGATTTTTAACCTCAAAATTTAAAAAATGGCATACCCAAAAATTACGGTCAATACAGGATTAGTATTAGACCTTTTAGTAAAAAGCGATACAGTAGATATACCTTGGCCTGGAGCTCAAATAACAGGAACAGGAACTTTCTTAGACAGCGGAACAAACACAGGAACAAACAATAATCAATTAATAGACGCAGGAGCAACTTTTACTTCAGCTACAGCTCCTTTTCCAGTAGTTGTTGGTGATAAAGTATATAATACAACAACACCAGGTAATGCTTTGGTAACTGGAGTAGCTGCAACAACATTAGATTTTGGTTCTAATATATTTCCAAATACTCCTGAAAATTATATAATAACAAGACCAAATCATTTAATAGACACAACAGCAACATTTATAACTTCTGGAGTTAAGGCGGGAGATATTATATGGAATACATTAACTTTTACAGCGGCATATGTAATAACAGTAAATAATGAGGTAGATCTAACATTAAGCGCTGATCTTTTTGGAACTAATGTAACAGCTAATGATAACTACACTATTTTTACTGGACAAGAAGGAGGGTTGAAATCTTCTGAAGGTTGTCTTTTATATGTAGGAGATTCTGCTCAAACAGGTGAAGATACAAGTGTTTTACCTGTAGGAAATAGCACAGGAGTTTTATTTAAAAAATTCCCTACGGGACAATACTTACCCGTTCAAATTAAAAGACTTTACGCAACAGGGTCTAATGCTGACGGTTATTTAGCTATTTGGTAATATGACTATTATCTCTGAAGATACAAAAGTTAGTTTAAGTCCTAAAAACTTTATTACTATTATTGTATTAATTGCAAGTTTTGTAGGTATGTATTATACATTACAAGCAGACATTCAAGAAGCAAGAGAATTACCAGAGCCAACTCAGGTTCCTACTGAACAAATGATACAAATTCAAAAAGAGTTAACTTTTATTAAAACAGAAATGTTAGAGATGAAAGAAACTCTTAACAGATTAGACGATAGAATTTATAGTTTAAAAAAGTAAACCATGAGAACAATAAGAAAAATTATTGTTCACTGTTCTGCTACACCAAGAAACAAAGACTTTTCGGCTGAAGATATTAGAGACTGGCACGTAAAAGGAAATGGTTGGGACGATATAGGATACCACTATGTTATTAGACTTGATGGATCTATGGAGTATGGAAGAATGGTGGATAAGTATGGGGCTCATGTTAGTGGGCATAATTATGATAGTTTAGGTATTTGTTACATTGGAGGAATGGATAAAGAAATGACAGAATGGGAAGATACCAGAACAGAAGAACAAAAAGAATCTTTAATTATGTTGCTTAAGACTTTAAAAAAGTTTCACCCAGAAGCAGTTGTATATGGACATAGAGATTTTTCAACTAAAGCTTGTCCAAGCTTTGATGCAAAAAAAGAATATAAAGACATATGAGTATTTGGAACAAAATATTTGGAGCCGCAGGAATGGAGGTGGCAGACAAAGTTAGTCAGGTGGTTGATAAATTTGTTGAAACTCCTGATGAGAAAAAAGAGTTTAAAAAACAGATGATGCAAGTTTTTTCTGATAGCGTTGCTGATGAGCAAAAAAACATTACTGAGAGATGGAAAAGTGACATGACATCAGATAACAAGTTGTCAAAATCAGTACGACCAGCTGTTTTAATTTTCTTAATTTTTAGCACAATATTGCTTATTTTTATTGACTCAGGATTTATTACCTTTGTAGTTGATGACGAGTGGAAAGATTTATTAAAAGTTTTACTTGTTACAGTGGTTGCTGCATACTTTGGTGGTAGATCATACGAAAAAGGAACAAAAATAAAAAATAAGTAAAAATGTCAAGAATTGTTAGTTATCCATTACAAAATGTAGTAGTAGGATCAGATAAATGGATAGGTTCTGACATGGTCAATGACGGTCAAACTAAAAACTTTAGTGCTGATGCTGTTGCAATATTCTTAAACACCTTTAATAAAATAGAGGTAAATGCATTAAAGTATAGATTTCAAAACTGGTTAGCAGGTCAAACAAGAGAGCCAGGAACTATTTCTTTTTCAACATCTAATATAGGAAGCCCAGCCTTTAATTCTATAAGTAGTTTTATGCTGAGTAAATTTCAGTTAGCATCAACCATAGACGTATCATCTTATTATTCAGTACCATTAGTTGGGTCAAGCGTAGTAATATCACAAGCTGATGATCCATCAAAGTTTGGTATATATACATGGAATAGTGTAACACAAGACGCGCAAGAGCCAAATTTTTATGATATTTCTGTAACCCTACAGGCCAGCACAGGAAGCTTAATTAACAATAAAGATTATTTCATATCTTTGCTCCAGTATGCGTCAAGCAGTACAGGAGACAAAAATTTTGTTTTTTCACAAGACGTAGCTTCAGCTACTTGGGTGGTAACACATAATTTAAATAAGTATCCTTCTGTTAGTGTTGTTAACAGTTCAACAGAAATAGTATACGGAGATGTAGTGTATGATAGTTTGAATGAGGTAACAATAACTTTTAATGGCGCACACACAGGAAAAGCATTTTTTAACTAAAAAAAACAAAATGAAAAAAATATTTTTAACATCAGTATTAAGTTTAATGACAATTTTTGCTTCGGCACAATTTATGGTAACAAGCATGATAAGCGAGCCAGCAGACGGAGAAGAAATGAGTTTAGACAACTTAACTGATAACATTGGAGTAATGTACTCTTTTGACAAGATTAGTGTAGGAATAATGATGAACGGAGAAGAGTATGATTTAGCAGCAAGATACTCTTTAGGTGAAAAGCTATTTGCATATGGCTTAATTACAACAGAAGAAGAAAATGTATCTTTGGGAGTAGGTTATTCTCTTAATGTATGGAATGAATTATACATAGAACCATCTTACCTAATGGACTTAGAAAACGAAGATTATGAAGGAGAGCTAAAATTAAGCTTAACTTATAAATTATAAATTAAAATAAAAAAAGAAAAGAACAATGCCTATTAATTTTTTACAAAATGTATCGCTCAATAATACCGAGCTACAAAATTTTAAAGTAGAGAACTCATTAACATTACCTTCGGGTTTATCTGGTGAGGGACAATTAATCTACAAATCTAATGATAATACTTTACATTATCATACAGGATCTAATAGCTGGAAAACAGTTGGGTCGGTTACATCAGTAGGTATATCAAGTAATTATTTAACAATAGGAAGCACGCCTGTAACTACAAGTGGTACTATATCTGTAAATATGCCAAACTCTGGGGTTACTGCACAACAATATACTAATGCAACTGTAACAGTAAATGCACAGGGTATTATAACAGCCGCTTCAAGTGGTACAGATAATGTTGGTGTTGCTACATTTACAAATACTAACGGGACGTTTATTTCGGCAGGTACTCAAAACTCAGCTGCAACTGGTGCTGTTACAATGGGAACTATTGACTTATCAGCTTCTGGATCACCAAGTGCAACTACATTCCTTAGAGGGGATAATGTTTGGGCTACACCAGCAGGAGCATATACTTCATGGAGTTTAGAAGGAGACAATGCAACAACTGTAGATATTACAGATGGACTTAGAGTAGACTTTACAGGTGGTACTGGAATTAGCACCGCAGTAGCATCAGGCACTCCAAACACATTAACTATTACAAACACTGGGGTTACTTCTTTATCTGGGTCTTCTCCTATTGCAGTTAGTGCTTCATCAGGAGCGGTAACAATTTCTTATACAGGAGGTACGGGATCAATGAACAGCTGGACAATTCAAGGAGATAGTGGAAGCTCAAGTGTTGGAAATGGTGAAGCCGTAGATATTGCTGGTGGAACATATTTAACAAGTGTTGAATCATCAAGAACTGTAACTGTAAATCACGATAGTACATCAAGAAGTGATACTACAAGCACAGACACAGTAGGTTCTGGAGGAACATTTACAAAGGTTGACTCAATAACTACTAACGCAACAGGTCACGTTACAGCAATCAATGTAGAAACCATAACAATGGGGTCTTTTGATAATTATGGTTCTTGGTCATTAGCTGGAGATGGAGGAGGAACAACTCAAACAATATCATCTGGAAATACTGCTAATTTCCTTGGAGGTACAGGTATATCAACAGCAGCAGGAGCAACTGATGACTTAACAATAACAAACACATTACCATTTAATAGTATAACATTAGCAGGTTCTTCAGGAGGAAGTAATTCTACTATATCAAATAATGGTACTATTACAATTACAGCAGGATCAAACATAACCGCAACAGGTGATGGTTCAGGTGGTGTAACTGTAGCGTATACTGGAGGTACAGGGTCAATGAATAGCTGGACTATAGGTGGAGACTCAGGAACATCAACAGTATCTAACGGTCAAACAGCAACAATTGCAGGGTCTACAGGTATTGATACTGCTGAGTCTGGACGTACAGTAACAGTAAGTCTTGATTTGAACGAATTAACTACAATTACTTCGGCAGCAGCAACAGATGAATTAATTATTAATAGTTCTGGTAATAAAAAGATTGATATAGATGATATTCATTTAAATCAGTTTGGAGATGCAGAAGCAGATGTAGACTTTGGTGGAAATAAACTATTAGATGTAGCAAGCGGTACAGCGTCTACAGACGGTGTAAACTTAGGACAAGTTCAAACTTTAATTGCTGGTGTTGGACAGTTTAAGGGAGGATATAATGCAAACACTGGTCTAACAGTAGATTTAGGTGCGGGTAACGGTTCATTAGATGGCGCAAGTAATATAGCATCAGACTTAGGTGATTTCTTTGTAGTAACAACTGCTGGTAATGCTTTTTATTCGGAAACACTGGAGGTTGGTGATTTAATATTTGCAAATCAAGCTATTACTGCAAGCTCTAATCCAGCATCAACAGTTTATACAGTAGTTATACAAGACGAAAACGTAGCAGGTGCAGGAGCAACAGATGGAGCTACTCAAAAAGGGGTAGCAGGATTTGATTCAGCAAACTTTGGAGTTACAGCAAATGGATTTGTTACATTAGATAATACAGGAGTAAGTGCAGGATCAGTAGGAGGCGTAACTAAATCTTTAAGCGCAACAGTTACTGCAAAAGGTTTACTTACTTCTTTATCAGAACAAACAATTGCAATACCAGCGTCACAAATTACAGATTTCTGTTCAGCTGTAGCTTCTTGTATTAGTACAAACTATAACTTTAAAACTACAATTACAGGAGCAGGACCATTTACAATAAATCATAACCTGAACACAAGAGACGTTATGGTGTATGTTTATGATAATGTAAGTCCATATGAACAACAATTTGTAGAAGTTATTCATACTGATGCTGATAATGTTACTCTTAAAACAGCAGCGTCTTTAGGATCAGGAGTTCTTAGAGTTCTGGTAACTGAGGTACTTTAATCACAATTACATATACGAGTTATATTAAAAGAAATGTCTTTTAATATAATTCGTATATTTGTAAAAATTCCTATCAATGTCTATAAATTTTATACAGTCTATACTTTTACCTGAT